AGACGCTTTTCAAGAGATTGAAGAGAAGAAAATCAAAAGTCTAAGCGTTTCAATGCCTCCTAGAGCTGGAAAGAGTTACATAACGTCATTATTTTGCGCTTGGACGATTGGAAGAAACCCGACTAAAAGCGTAATGCGTAACACGTGTACCGCTACATTGTTCTTGAAATTCAGTTACGATGTTAGAGCAATAGTAAAAAGTGACAAATACCGCTCGATATTTCCCAATGTAAGCCTCTCAGATGACAAATCAAACCTTCAAGGGTGGAATACAAACCAATCAAAACAAGTAGGGTACTTCGGCGCGGGTGTAGGTGGTACTATAATCGGGTTCGGGGCTTCAAATGTTGCTATAACGGATGACCTTTACCGAGGCATTGAGGACGCTTTGTCCGACACTGTAAACGATAGAATTAATCAATGGAAGGAATCAACACACGATTCACGCTTTGAAAGTGGATGCGCGCGTATTGACATCGGGACCAGGTGGAGTTTAAACGATGTGATAGGGCGTAATATAACGGCAAATATTTACGATAAGTCGATTATTGTTAGTGCTATGAATGATAAAGGCGAATCATTTTGTGAAGACGTACTAACTACAGCTGAATACATAGAAAAAAAGAAACGCACAGCGCCCGAAATATGGGAAGCAGAATACCAACAGCAGCCCGTAGATATGAAAGGTAGGCTATTTAATAACTTAAATTTCTTATCTAAAGAGGAGTTTGCCGAAATAACGAAATCAAATCCTATTGAGGGTTGTCTTGGCTACGTGGATGTATCTGACCAAGGTACTGATTATACGTCAGTTGCAATTTGCGCAATAATTAAGAAACAGCTGTTTATAGTTGACTATTTAATGACACGCGATAACACCGATACAACCATCCCTCAGACCGCTGCAATGCTTGATAAATGGAACGTAAGCTATTGTAGGGTAGAATCTAATAGTATGGGTGCAATGTTTGAACGTCAACTTCGAACGCTAACACGGACAAAAACACTTCAAGTACATAACACACAAAATAAAATGACTCGTATAATAATGAGTTCGGCTCATGTAATGAATTCTATGATTTTTATACGTAATGGAGACAATCAAAGCGAGCTATTTATCCAAAATGTACTATCATTCAGCAAGGAGGGTAAGAATAAAAATGATGATGCCCCTGACTGTTTGGCAGGATTATCTATATTTGTGCAATCTATGTTTAAAAAATTGTCGTAACTTTGCTTAAATTCTAATCAATTCAGATGGAGATAAATTTTTGGGAGTCTTTTTTTGGCGTTAATAGCGGTCAACAAAACAGATTCATAAACCAATTCAACCGATTAAAGCCTATACAAAACCAAGTGTGGGGTGTTAAGAATGCAATTTGGATTGATACAAACAACGCTTGGGAGTGGTTTCTAACTATTCCAGAGTTTAGAGCGGTTATTGATAAGCGTGCTTCAATGATGAGTAGCAATATTCCTAAGTTATACGATAAAAATAACGAGGAAATAACGGAACATTGGTTTTTAGATATGGTTCACCATCCGAACCCTGTACAAAGTTGGTCAGATGTTGTTTATTCTTTGTCAGTGAATGATGCGTTATATTCAAATGCGTTCGCCTTTTGTCCTTTAAGAACTTTTAACCAAAGAAATCTATTTGTCCCGCTACCTTCAAACAAAATTCAAATCCAAACGAGTGGTAAAACGCTTAAACAAATGGACGTGAACGGTCTTATTGAAGGCTATAAGTTTGAATACGATGACAACGAAATCGAATCTTTGGCAGTAGAAGATGTTATTTATTTAACTACTACGGACGGTATGAACATAATCAAACCGACAAGTAGAATTGATGCGCTGAAATATCCATTGAGTAATATCAAAGCAAGTTACCATAAAAGAAATGTACTACTTGAAAACATTGGTGCAATAGGTATTTTGTCAGCTCAAAATTCTGATTTAGGTGGTTCTATTCCTATGACTCCTGAAGAAAAAAGAGAAATACAAAGGGATTGGTACAATAGAAGTAAAGACGAAATAATAATCACTGAAAGTCAAGTTAATTGGCAATCTATGTCATATCCAACAAGAGATTTAATGCTATTTGAAGAGCTTAACGCTGATAAGATGGCTATTATAGATGCATACGGAATGAACGCAAATCTATTCTCAAGTGAGAAAGGCAGCACGTTTAGCAACGTTAAGGATTCTATTCGTATGGTTTATACCGATACTATAATACCTGAGACTCAACAAATGTACGATTCTATTTGTCATCAACTCGGATTAGATAAGGAAGGTATAAGAATTGAAGCATCATTTGAACATTTAAAAGTATTACAAGAAGACGAACAAGTCAAATATGCTGCTGAGAAAATTGAAACAGAAACAAGTAGCATAATGTTGAATGATGTTATCAAACTAAACACAGCAATAGTTGCGGGACAAATGACAAGAGAAACGGCTATTAATTCTTTGATAAGTTTATACGAATGCGAGCCTGAAACAGCAGCCACTTTAATTATTTAACTATGAAATCAACTAACTATCAAACAAAAGGAGCTGCCGAGATAAAGGATATAAGCTCCGATAAACGACAAGTAGCAATATACTTAGCTAAGTTCGATAATATCGATGCTGATAACGATATGATTAAAAAAGGTTCATTCACGAAGTCTATTTTAGAGCGTGGTCCTGAAAGCTCATCGAACCGTAAAATTGCTTTTTTAAGATGGCACGATTGGGAAAAACAAATCGGTAAATTCAATCAAATTGGAGAGGATGAAATCGGATTGTATGCTGTTGGTCAACTTGGAAATTCAACAATAGGTGAGGACGCTTGGAACGATTATAACGATGGAATAATACGTGAACATTCAATCGGGTTTCAATACATACAAGACAAAATGAAGTGGATTGAAGACAGCACTTTGCCGTCAAAAGGTTACTATCAAATTACGGAACTAAAACTATACGAAGGTTCGGCTGTAACGTTTGGAGCAAATAGCGAAACGAATGTAGTTGACGTAATAAAGTCAGAAGATAAGATTGATAAAGCGGTTAAGATATCAAACGATATTGATTTACTTATCAAAGGTCTCGCAAATGGTAAAGGAAGTGATGAGCGACTTTATGAAATGGAAATGAAATTAAAATATTTGAATAGTCAAATGCTGATACTCGCAAAAAGTGAACCGTTTGTAAAAGAACATTCGCCGATTATCGAGTCATTAGAAGCGCCGAAACTATTTGATTGGAGTGAAGTAATAAACAAATTTTAACTAAAAAAACAAGAAAAAATGGAAAACAATTTAACACCAGAACAAGTAGTTGAAAAAATCAACGAAAAGTTCAATTCAACGTTGGCAACAATGTCAACAAAATCAGACTTTGACGGTCTTAAAGCTGATGTAGAAACTCTTAAAGGATTAGAGGCTAAATCTCAAGAAATCGAAAAAGCAATTGCACGTTTCGAAGGTAAAATGGAGGCTATCTCTGAAAAAGGATTCAAGTCTGAGCGTAAAGCGAAATCACTTGGTGAGGCTATCTCTATGGCTTATGTTGCTAACATCGACAAGATTAAAGAAACTGCTGAAAAAGGCGGAATGATGAGTCTTGAGACTAAGGCTCTTTATGACACAACTATTGACGGTGACTACACTGGAAACATCGCATTGTCTACATTAGAGGCAGGCGTTTCTAAAATTGCTCGTCCTGTTATCAAGATACGTGACATCGTTAATATGGGAATCACAAACTCTAAGTTTGTAACTTATATCTCTCAAGCGGTTCAAACATCTTCTGCTTGGACTGACGAAGCAGGAATCAAAGTTTCGGGTCAACCATCTTACGAAGAAATTTCAGAAGAGGTTAAGAAAGTTGCAGGAACAGTTAAAATTTCTAAAGAAATGCTTGCTGATTTGTCTTTCGTTCAATCGGAAATAAACTCTGACTTGATGGCTTCAATTGACCAAGCTATCGAAGATGCTTTATTGAATGGCGCAATGGGTGGAATCAATGGTATTTTGACAAATTCAGTTACTTTCTCTGCTGGTACTTTTGCTGGAAATGTTGTTAATCCTAATATCTCAGATGTTATTAGAGTTGCTATTGCACAAATTCAAAACGCTAACTTCGAACCAACACACGTTGTTTTGAATCCTGAAGATGTTGCTGCTATGCAATTGACTAAGACGTCAACAGGTGAGTATACTTATCCTATGTTCTTGATGGACGTAAATAGAGTAGCTAACCTTACTGTAGTTTCTACAACTAATATGGTTGCAGGTACTTTCTTAGTAGGTGATTTCTCTAAATCAAATGTTAGAATGAGAGAGGCTATGAATGTTCAAGTTGGGTACGTTAATGATGACTTCCAACGTAACATGGTGACTATCCTTGCTGAAGCTCGTTTAGTTCAATACGTTAAAGCAAACGATTATCCTGCATTCGTTGACGGTGACATCGCTACGGCAATCGCAGCATTAGCTGTATAAAAAAAATAACGGGGGTTGATATTCTTAGCCCCCCTTTTAAATTTGCACAATGGAAAAAAAGACTCGTAAAAAAAAGGATTTAAACGTTAAATTAAACGTGAATGATGCCGAATTGACAGTGAAAAGAGACATTCAAGGTACAGAAATTGACCTTGACACTCGCCTTGTTGATGTGCATATCGAGAAAGATGCTGATGGTATTCACGCAACGATTGAAATTGATGACAAAGTGATTTATGAATTTGAAGGAAACGGACAATCTAAGCACTTGCCTAAGGGCGTATTATTCAAGATTAGCGGTGAAATGTTAAAGCAATTCATTAAAAGAGGTTTCGGAAAACTAAAAAAATAAGCAATGATTGTAACTATTTCTGATTTCACGGGCAAATATCAACTTAGCACTGGTATGTATGACACTGTAAAATTGCAGGACTACATAGACAAGTACGAAAAGCGTTATCTAATAGAGTTATTCGGGGCTAATTTATACACTGAATTTGAGTCTGACCTGTTGGCAAACGTGCCTCAGTCACCTAATTTTCTAAAGGTATTCAATCCCTTCTACGAGAATTTAACGTTAAGACAGTTGATAATTTCAGATGGTATTAAAGAGATGTTGAAAGGCTTCATTTATTTTGAATATTCAAAAGATTTGATTAACCAAATGACCCCGTACGGAAATGTTCGACCAATTAGCGAGAATTCTGAGCCAGTGAGCACGTTGTATTCAATGATTTATGCACGTTATAACGAAGCTATTCGAAGTTATAAAGCTATTCAGACCTACATACAAGTGAATTTTAACACTGTAACGGGTCAAGTGGTAACGGTTGAGCTATTGAATGCAGGAAGTACTTATGTAGATGCTTTGAATGTGCCTACAACTGCTACGTTTGGTAGTGGGTTGACACTTGACATTCTTACAGATGGTAGTTTAATCGAATCAGGAACAGTTAACGCCCCAGGAAGTAACTACCAACTTAACGAAGTTGTAACGGTTACGGGTGGCGATGGACTTGGAACATTTACGGTAACGTATATCGGAAAGGGTCACTTCAATACTTTTAATGGAATGCAGAAACAAACGGCTTACTGGATATGATAAACGAACTATCAACAATTATCGGAAACATTGTTTCACAGATGGATTCAACTATTGATGGAACTTTTGATGTTGATAAGACATTGACTTGCGATAGTAAATGGGCACGTG